GGGGCACAACCGGAAACTCGAACCCGCAGATGCAATGCGTGGCCTGCGACGACACGGTTGCAAAGCACTTGCCGCACGTCTTGACAGGCACCTCCGATGGTGTGCTCTTGCGGCCCCGCCGCTTGCCCTCAAGCGACCACTCGCGATCGTCGTCGGGCAGGCCGTGACGCTTCACATTGCCGGCATGATCAAGGATCAGCGCCTCAGTCTTGCCAGGGAAAACGCGCAGGCAGCGTCCGACTTGCTGCAGGTACAGACCAAGCGACTGCGTCGGTCGAAGCAGAATGGCCACCTCGATCGCCGGCACGTCGAACCCCTCGCTGACCAGGTCGCAGCTTGTCAGCACCAACAGGTCGCCGGACGTAAACGATGCCAGCACCGACTGGCGTAGCACCTTGTCCATCGCGCCGTCGATCGAGGCCGCAGGAACGCCGGCCCGCCGGAACTGCGCCGCGACGTGCTCCGCGTGCTCGACCGAAACGCAGAACGCAATCGCCCGCTTGCCTCGGGCCAGCTTCTGGTAATGCGTGACCGCATCGCCCGTGATCGACGGCTTGTTCATTGCCGTGGCCAGATCGCCCCGGACGAAATCGCCCATCCTCGACTGCACGCTCGACAGATCGACCCCGGCCGGCGCAAACAAGCGGTAAGGCGACAGCGCGCCCTGCTCAATCAAATCGCGCACCGTCGGGCCCTGCACCATGACCTCAAACAAGTCGCCCAGGCCTTCGCCAGACAGTCGGATCGGCGTGGCCGTGACCCCGAGCAGGCGAGCGTCCGGGTAGCTCGTGATCACAGACCCCCAGGTGGACTTCGAGATCGCGTGGTGAGCTTCATCGACAATGATCAAATCGGGGTCTTCGTACCGATCAAGCCTGCGCGCCAGCGTGAAAACCGATGCAACCTGCACCTGCTGACGACGATCGCCAAGGAACCGCGGCGCAATCATGCCGTGCGGCACGCTGAATTGCCGCAGCGTTCGACTGATCTGCTCGAGCAACTCCACCCGGTGCGCCAGAATCCAGACTCGCAGACCCTTTGCCTTCGCGGCGCCAGCCATGAAGCTAAAGCAGACCGTCTTCCCGCCGCCGGTCGGCAAGACCAGCAACTGCCGGCGCTGGCCAGCAATAAAATTGGCCCGAGTGCGCTCGACAAGGTCCGCCTGATAAGATCGCAGCGTGACAGTCACGCATCGCCTCGCGACGCCAAAATCGAGAGGGCCAATGCAATGCGCCGACCAATCCAACGCACGTTCGGCACGGCCCATGAATTGCCAAGCGCCTTGTATCGCGGCCCGTCAGAGCATAAATCGGCGGTCTTCTTGCGCCAGGGAATCGCGGTGTAATCGTCTGGGAAGCCTTGTAGGCGCTCGCACTCGCGCGGGGTTAAACGGCGTACTTGCATGGCGTGCATAACAGTGCCGCCGGGATCCATTTCGCCGTCGCCGTAACCCTTGCCGTAGTCACGTTTTAGGGTCGGAGCAACTGATGCCAGCACATGCGGTTTATCCGCGCCGCCGCTGGATGCACGCAGGCAGTGACCTACTTCGTCGCCCAGCTCGGCGGTCGCACCACCTTCACGGCCACGCAAAGCCACCGCAATCGCAGGCGCGTGCGCTCCCGCAGCAAGCGGATGGCACGGGCCGCCAGGCTTAGGGTTGCTGACGTTGGCCCTGCTGGTGACTTGCGTCGTGTCGAAGGCGAGCACTGCAACTTGGCCGCCGGCGTTTGCGTGACTTCCAGAATGGCTCATTGCGCGCAAAGTCGGCGACAGCTCACCTGCGTCTGGTCCGTAATCCTTGCATGAAAAAGCGATTGCCGCTGGGTTCTTGGCCTGCAGCGTCTGGTTCAGATCAAAGTCAACCTGCGGAACCGACATTGTGGCGTTGAAGCTGATCGGCACCGGCACAAGCGGCGTGCCCCGGCCCGTGCCGTCCTCGCTGGCGTCAAAGCCTTCGCCGCGCAGGGTGCGGGTGACGGGCGAAAACACAATCGGCGCCTCGTGATTGCAAGTGAGCGTAGGACTGCGATTGCCCGCAATCTCTGCGCCACCTTGTCCGTGCGCCATCACGGCAACGACAGGATCTTGTCCTCGGGGGTCTCCAGTTCTTGCGACTCCGCGGCCACTGCCTGTAAGGCATGGAGCAGTTGTGTGGGCAACCGCTTGCCCCGTTTCTCTGCGCGGCGCAATATCCCTTCGCATGCCGTCGAACTCAAAAAGAATTGCCGCGGAATCAAACCCGTCTCGAGCGCTTGCGACAACGAACACACGACGCCGTCGTTGGGCCAGACCGAAATATTGGGCGTCAAAAACCCGCCACGCGACTGCTCTTTGGGGTCCATAAACAGCACCAGAGTTCGGCCATTTTCCCCCTGGCGCGACGAGCGCACCATCTTCCCCGGCAAGGCCTGCAAGAAAGCAGCCGAAGGCATTGTCCTTGGTGTTAAGGACGCCGGGGACGTTTTCCCAGACGATAATTGAGGGGGCGCATCCTGCTCGAGCTCTAGAAATGTCAATTGCATCTGCGATCTCGCAAAAAGTAAGCGAAAGATTGCCGCGCGCGTCATCCAGGGATTGACGCAAACCGGCCACCGAAAAAGCCTGACACGGCGTCCCGCCGCAAAAGACATCTGGCGCCTCAACCTCGCCGCTGGCGATGCGCTCAGGCAGGGCCGTCATGTCACCCAGGTTTGGCACGTCGGGGTAATGATGCGCCAGCACCGCGCTCGGGAACGGCTCAATCTCAGCCAGCCAAGCAGCGCGCCAGCCCAACGGAGCCCACGCAACGCTTGCGGCCTCAATGCCGCTGCAAACAGAACCAAACCTCATTCCGCTGCCCCCGTCACAGCAAACCCAAGCTCAACCGCAATGTGATGCTCAAGCCGCGCGCCCTTCGACCTCGACCAGCCGGGCAGCATATGAATTGCGCTGCAGGCCGTCAGCAGTCTGATGTCCCTGCGAAGGTACTGGTGCCATTCAAACCCCGGCACCTCCCCGAAATCGGCCGGGTTGACGACCACGCGGCCCGCTGCACGCAATCGCGCGGCCTCGGCCATGAACGCGGGGTAGTTGAAATCGGGCAGCCCCGTCATGGGTCCGGACAAATAGACCATGACTCAGATCCGATCGCCGGCGATGAGTTCGTCCGCAGTCAGAGCAATGCCGTGCTGTTCGGCAAGCTCAAGCAGCCGGGCCTGCGACATCGACGGCACCCGGCCAGCGAGCCCGCCCTTGTCGGCCGGCATGCGCCACCGGTGAATGGTGCTGGGGTCTTTGCCCAGCATGCGAGCAAGCGCCCGCACGCCACCAAAACGAAAAATCACAATGTCAGCCGGTCTCATGTCACACCTTTGGTTTGAGAATTACGCAAGTATGCACTATTCTCACTGCCAAGGTGTGCTTGAGATCACAACACTGATCAGCGCGCCTCGAAATACAAACCGACGTTTGAAACAGCGTAGCCCAAAAAGGCCAGCGCGAGGCCGGGCTTGCCGGACAACCACAAATTCACGGCGATGAATGCGTAGATCAGGCCGACGCAGGCAATTAAGTTCGCGCTCATACCTCGATCACCTCGCCTCTAAATTCAACCAGGCCCTCGCTCAGCACGCTGACAACCTCGGGCCACAGCAGCCGACCCTTGTGCCAAGTCATCACGACGTAGCCCGATCGCCAGTCCGCCGGACTGTCTTCTTTGTAATCAAAGGCCTGCCATTCTGGCTCTGCAAGCATGCCGGTATCGACCCCATAAACCGTTGGCTTGTGAGAATAACTTGACAACGGCATTGCTTTTAGGCTATGGAGGTGCCCGGTCACAAAATTTAGGCCGAGTGCGTTTTTTACATTGTTAGCAGGGGCGTACATTCCCCCTCGAAACCTGTGCTTGATGACCGTGTTGTCATTGATCCAGAGGCTCCAGGCGAAATCCCACTTCGGGAACAGGCGCCGCAGATCCATCGAGTCCATGTCTGCCAAGGCGGGCGCCGCGGACTGGATGTACGAATGCAACCGGATGTCGTGATTGCCCAGCGTCCATATGCGCCGTGCCCCGCGCGGTGCCGCCTGAGCGATCTCTTCCATCCGTTCGTCAACGGCGCGCAATTCCTCGGCCGGCGTTGGCGGGGTGCTGCCAAACATCTTCGGCCACCGGCTAATGCCCGCGCCGTCGAATGCGTCGCCGTTGCAGATGATCGCCGTAGGCTTTAGCTCGGGCAGCATTTTCAGCAGCGCGCGATTTGCCGTGCTGATGCAACCGGGCTGAAAATGCGCGTCTGAGAAGACGACGATCCTGCCGTTCTCGATGTTCATTTTCAGGCGGCCGACAGACTCGCGCGCGACAGCGACCGCGGCGTGCTTCGCTTGATTTGCGCTGGCCAGCGGCGGCACGCCGATGCTTCTCATTCGAGTCTGCATTGCCCGGACGGTCATGCCAAATTGTTTCGCCAGCTTCGTCGGCGAGGTGGTCGTCCGCATGGCCTCAAAAAGTTCTTCGTCCTGCACTTTGCGAGCGACCATCAAGCCTCCAGGCGGCCGCTGACCGCGAGATATTCAATCGATTCGATCATGCCGCGAGGGATCTCTGTGACGTGCGCGTGAAACCCGTCGGTCCGGGTTGCCACAAGCTGACACCAGTCGTCGTTCAGATGAGTGAGCCAGCCAACGGTCACGCACCGCAGGTGCGCCCGGCCCTTTGGTGCTGCGGGCTGATCACCTTCTTGCCAGTGCGGCGCAGAACTCATCGCGGCGTCGATCCAGGTGACAACGACCATTCTTGCGGACTGACTTTTCGGTGCCGGCATTCAGATTGTCCTGTCAAAAACGAGTCGGGCAATACGGCAAAAGCGCGCTTGAAATTATCGCACAATTGTTGCGGCGGTCTGACTGCCGCCGAGATTTCGGAGAACCAGGGATCTTTCCAAAAATACCTGTTGCGCTTATCGAATTGATCTGGCATAGTTCGGTCATGCGCTGCAGCCCGCGGCGCGAAACAGCAGAGGAAACATGGACGACACCGACATCGAGATCGACGAACCCGACCAGGATCAGCCCGACACCGACCTCGGTCCCGACATCTGCGGCACCTGCAGCGGGTCGGGCGAGGGCCGCTGGCCGGGCTCAAGCTGCCGCACCTGCCACGGCACCGGAGAGGTCTGATGACAGTTGAAATCATCACCCCGCGCGATGAGGCGCACTGGCTCCAGATGCGAAAGCAAGATGTGACCAGCACCGAGTCGGCCGCGCTCTTCGGAATGAGCCCCTACGTCACCCACTACGACCTCTGGCACCGGAAGCGGTCCGGTGTCGCGCCCGAGTTTGTCGTCACCGACCGCATGAAGTGGGGAACCCGTTTGGAGTCGGCCATTGCTCACGGCATCGCCGAGGAGCAGGGCTGGAAGATCGCGCCGATGAAGGATTACTTTCGCTTAATCGGCGAGCGCACCGGATCGTCGTTCGATTTTGTGGTTACGAGCTTGGGCGAGCCCGCTCACCTTGAGGTCAAGAACGTCGACTACTTTGCATTTCGCGAGGGCTGGATCGAGCACGACGACGGCACGATCGAAGCGCCCGAGCACATCGAGATGCAGGTGCAGCACCAGATGATGGTGTCGGGTTTTAAGCGGGCCTTCATCGGCGCCTTCATTGCCGGCAATCGCGGTGTCGTGATCGAGCGCGAGCGCGATGAGGGCGTGATCGCGGCCATTCGGCAAAGGATCTTCGACTTCTGGGCAAGCGTGGACGGCGGGCGCGAGCCCTCCCCGGTCATGCCCGGCGATGCTGAAGCGGTCATTCGTCTCAATCAGTATGCGCGGCCAGGCAAGGTCTTGGACGCGACCGCCGACTCGTTCATCGCCGGAATGGTCCAGCAATACAAAGACGCGTCGGTGCGGGAAAAGCACGCCTCAGAGGACAAGGAGGTTGCCAAGGCCTACCTGCTCGAAGCGATCGGCGACGCAGAGAAGGTCCTGCTCGCGGACTGGACGATCAGCGCCAGCTTGCAGGCCGAAACACCAGGCACCATCATCACCGCCGACATGGTCGGCAATTCCTACGGAGGCCGGAAAGGCTTCCGTGCCCTTCGCATCAATCCCAAAAGAGGAGCAGCAAAATGAAAGTCGAACTCAAAGGCAAGGCATACCTGGGCGCTCACATGACGCTCGCCGAGGTGCAAGCCGGCACTTGCATGCCGTACATTTCGCCAGGCCGATCAACGTATTTCGAAGGGCAGGGTTACCCATGCATCGGCGACGTCACGATCGTGCTTGACCTTGACCCCGAGGATCAGATTGTTGCCAGCCAGCGCGAGGCGCTGCAGGCAAGCCTGATCTCGGTCCGCGAGGAAACCGAGAAGCGCGTGAGCGCAATCCTTGCCGCTATCGGCAAGCTCTAAACCACACCCAGGAACACATCACATGAGCACCACCGCAGTCGCCGTAGTCGAGCAGGTCCGCACGCAACTCACGTCAATGACGCCGCAGTTCGCCGCGGCCCTCCCAAAACACGTCAGCGCCGAGCGATTTGTCCGCGTCGTCATGACGGCCATCCAGACCTCGCCGAGCCTGCTTGAGGCCGACCGCCGCACTCTGTTTGCCAGCGCCACCAAGGCCGCCCAACAGGGTCTGCTGCCCGACGGCCGCGAAGGGGCGATTGTCGTTTTTGGCAAACAAGCGCAATGGATGCCGATGGTCGCGGGCATCATGAAGTTGGTCCGCAACTCCGGAGAGATCAGCACCTGGAGCGTCCAGGCGGTCTACCAGAACGACACCTTCGATTTTTGCCTCGGCGACGACGAGCACATCACGCACAAGCCGGCACTCTCAAAGCGAGGTGACCTCATCGCGGTTTATTCGATCGTGACTATGAAAGACGGCGAGAAGTCACGCGAGGTCATGTCGGTCGAGGACGTCAACGCGATCCGCGCGCGCAGCCGATCGGGAGGCTCCGGCCCCTGGGTCTCGGACTTTGCCGAGATGGCCAAAAAGACGGTCGTGCGCCGGCACAGCAAGCGCCTGCCGATGAGCACCGACCTTGACGAGGCGCTGCGCGCTGACGACGAACTGTTCATGCCTGAGCCGCAGCCGGCCGAGCCTGTCCAGCCCGAGGCAAAGCCGGCCGGCAGCAAGCGCGCCAGCAGGCTGCAGAAGGTCGTGGATCAGGCGCCGGCACCGGACGACGACGGCGTGATCGACATGGACCCGGGCGCCGACATGGGCACGGGCGACGACAGCGACCCCGACGTTGACCGCTCCGACAGCCCCATCTGATGACCGCGCCGACCTTTGAATTGCTCACCCCGCAGCAGGTCGCTGATCTGCTGCAGGTGACGACCGACACCCTCGAAGGCTGGCGGGCAAAGCGCATCGGGCCGGCATGGGTCAAGTTGGGCGACGGCCTTCGAAGCCCGGTCCGCTACTACCGTCAAGACATCAACGACTACCTGGAATCGAGAAAAGCATGAGCACGAGAAAATTCCCCCGGAGCATCAAGGAGGCCTTCGGGCCGCATAGCTGCGATAACGTCGAGCCTTGCGATCCGCCGATGACTTGGCACGACAAGCTGATCATTTTCGTTTGCTTGATCTGCTACGTCGCCGCGATCTGGCGAATCGCCACCGAGGTGTTCTGAGCCATGCCGGCGCCCCTTCACCCCGGCAAGATCCTGATCCTTCGGGTTTTGCGACAGCACGGCGAGCAGACGTCGGCTCAGGTCAGCGCAAAAATGCCAGGCCTGACCGTGAAGGCGATCCACGCCGCGCTGGTCGAACTGGCCCGATGGGGGCACGTGAGCCGGCGAACGGTCAAAGAGTCCTCGACCCCTCAGCTTATTTTCTGGAAAGCGAGATGAACTATTTCAAATGTCTTGAGATTGAACAGCAGGCCGAGCCGGTGGCGATTCCCGGCGCGATTCTCATGGGTCAAGTAGCAGCGCGGTCCCGGTCGATACCCGAGCGAGCGGCGGCGGTGGGAGATGCGGAATGACAGATAGAGAGAGGCTGGAACTTGCTGCGAAATCGGCGGCGGAAGCGGCGAGGGTAGCGGAGGCGAGGGCGGCGGCAGCAGATGCGGCGTGGGGGGCAAGGGCGAGGGCGAGGACGGCGGCGAGGGCGAGGGCGAGGGCGGCGGCGGATGCGGAGATTGCGGCGAGGGCGGCGGCGTGGGCGGAGGCGTGGGCGGCGGCGGATGCGGCGGCGGATGCGGCGGCGGATGCGGCGGCGGCGGATGCG